ATACCCCCCGCACCCCCGGTCTCCCCATCGCCCCCGTAATAGTTGCTCGCTGTCTGTACGGGTCTGGGGCAATCTTCGATCTTGAAGGTGGTGACGCTCCGTGGCTGGACATGGGCCTGCTCCGAAGGACCCGGCGAAGCGTCGCCGACGCAACGCTGACCCGAAGGCGACCGACACGCTCGTCAGCGATGGGGAGGTTCGCGGCCCGGAGCTTCCCGAGGGTGTTCTCGATGATGAGTCGTGGCATCCGCGGACGGTGCAGTGGTGGGAGACGTGGCGGCGGTCGGCTCAGGCGCAGACGTTTACGGACACCGACTGGGACTTCCTGCTCGACACGGCGCTGATGCATCACACGATGTGGTCGCGGCAGAAGTGGGAGTTCGCGGCTGAGCTCCGGCTGCGGGCGGCGAAGTTCGGTGCGACTCCTGAGGACCGGATGCGGCTGCGGATGGAGATCGAGACGCCGGGCAGCGGCAGGCCGGCATCGCCGACGCCGGATCAGGGGTCGGTGACGGACATCTCCTCTCGCCGCGCTCGACTGACGGGCTGACTCCAGTGCCGCGGACGCTGGTACGGGCTCCGGAGCATGACCGGAACCGTTCGCTGGGCTGGCTGGCCGTGGCGTGGATGGAGTTCTTCTGCCGTCACGGTCCCGGCGATGTGCAGGGCCAGCCGGTCCGGCACGGGGATGAGTTCACGGGCTTCCTTGTCGACTGCTACGCCTTGGACGCGGACGGCCGGCAGATGTATGACTCGGCGTTCTTCTCCCGCCCGAAGGGCTCCGACAAGTCGGGGCTTGGTGGACGACTGGCACTGTTCGAGGCGTTGGGCCCTTGCCGGTTCGCCGGCTGGGCTGAGGGCGGCGAGGTCTACGAGGACCCGTGGGGCCTCGGCTTCCGGTACGTCTACGAGCCGGGCGAGCCGATGGGCCGGCCGGTGACGGCCCCCTACATCCGCTGCATGGCGACGGAGGAAGGCCAGACCGGCAACGTCTATGACACCGTCTACTTCAATCTGACGGATGACGAGTCGCCGCTGTCGCACGTGCCGGGCGTGGACGCCGGCTTGACGCGGATCTATCTGCCGGGTGGCGGGGAGATCACGCCGTCGACGGCTTCGTCGGCGTCGAAGGACGGCGGTAAAGAGACGTTCGTCGTGTTCGACGAGACGCACCTGTACAACCAGTCCGAGCTGCGCCGCATGTACAACACGGTGACCCGGAACATGCGGAAGCGGAAGAAGATCGCCGGGACGTGGTTCCTGGAGACGACGACGATGTTCGCGGCTGGTGAGGATTCGATCGCTGAGGCGACGTACAAGCTGGCGGAGCAGATCCAAGAGGGCCGGTCCCGGCGTTCCCGGCTGATGTATGACCACCGCTGGGGCGAGTGCGAGGACCTGTCCGCTGAGGATCAGTTGCGTGCGGCGATCCTGGAGTCGTTCGGCGAGGCGATCGAGTGGAACGACATCGACGCGATCGTTGACGAGTTCTACGACACCCGCAAGGACCCGGTCGACTCCCGCCGGTACTTCCTGAACGCTTCGACGGCGACGTCGGATGCGTGGCTTGCACCGCACGAGTGGTCGGCGTGCCTGAACGTTGAGAAGGTCGTCGCGGATGGCGATCGGATCACGCTGGGCTTCGACGGTTCGCGCCATCGGAACCGCGGCGTGGCGGACGCGACCGCGCTCGTTGGCTGCCGGGTGAGTGACGGGCATCTGTTCGAGATCGCAGTGTGGGAGCAGCCGCAGGGCCCGGCGGGTGATGACTGGTGGGTGCCGACTGAGGAGGTTGAGGCCGCGGTCCGGTCGGCGTTCAACCGCTGGAAGGTCGTGGCGTTCTACGCGGACCCGGCGGCGGACTGGCGGTCCTACGTGGCGGGTTGGGAAGCCGATTATGGCCGGCGGCTGAGGGTGAAGTCGTCGCAGAAGCATCCGATCGAGTGGTGGATGAATCGTGCGTATCTGGTGGTGCGGGCGCTCGCGCAGTTCCATTCCGCGGTGGTGAACGGCGAGCTGTCCCATGACGGGTCGTTCGCGTTGACGCGGCATGTGCTGAACGCCCGGCGCCGACCGTCACGGTCTGGGCTGCAGATCGCGAAGGAAAACCCGGACTCGCCTCGGAAGATCGACGCTGCGGTGGCGGCGACACTCGCGTGGCAGGCCCGCCTTGACGCCCTGGCGAAGGGCATGGACCGCAAGTCGGCATCGGGACGGGTGGTGGTGCTGTCGTGACGCTCACCGTCCCAGAACTACCGCTGCTGACCCTGTCCGATGACGAGAAGGGTCTCCTCGGCGCGCTGCAGGCGGAGCTGTCGTCGTGCCGGTACGGCCTTGAGTTGCGGGACTGCTACTACAACGGTGACCAGATCATCCGCGATCTGGGGATCAGCATCCCGCCGCAGTTGAAGGGCCTGCATACGGTCATCGGCTGGCCGCAGATCGGCGTGGACGCGCTCGAGCAGCGCCTCGACATTGAGGCATGGCGGTATGCGGACGACCCCGAGAACTCGCAGGAGCTCGCGGATCTGGTCGAGCCGAACGAACTGGTGCATGAGAGCCAGCTCGCGCACCTCGACGCCTTCGTGTACGGGCGGGCGTATGCCGCAGTCGGCTCAAGGGATGCGGAGGATCTCGACGGGGGCGCAGCCGCGGTGGACCCGGATACGCCGTTGATTACGGTCGAGTCGCCACTGGACATGACGCTGTTCTACGACGCCCGTGCCCGACGGGTGACGGCAGCGCTCCGGTCCTACAAGCTTGGCGACGACCCGGCCGCGACGGTGTACCTGCCCGATCAGACGATCTATGTGGTGCAGTCTTCGAGTGGCTGGGACATCGTGCAGCGGGACATGCATCGGCTCGGAATTGTGCCGGTGGTTCGGATCGCGAATCGGCAGCGCACCGCGGACCGGGTCGGCAAGTCGGAGATCACGCCGGCGGTCATGAGTATCACGGATGCGGCGTGCCGGACGCTGCTGGGGATGGAGGTCGCGCGGGAGTTCTATGGCGCCCCGCAGCGGTACATTCTCGGCGCGTCGGAGTCCGCGTTCCAGGATGCTGAGGGCAACGCCAAGTCGGCGTGGGAGACCTACATCGGTCGCGTCTTGGCGCTTGAGCGGGACGAAGACGGCAATGTTCCGCAGGTCGGCACGTTCGCCGCCTACGACCCGTCGGCGTACACGAAGATCGTCGACTTGTATGCGCGGATCATGGCGACCCAGCTCGGCTTGCCGCCGCACTACCTTGGCTACACGACCGACAATCCGGCTAGCGCGGATGCGATCCGGTCGACCGAGGCGCAGCTCGTCAAGCGCGCCGAGCGGAAGCAGACCCTCTTCGAGACGCCGTGGGCTCAGGTGCTCCGGCTTGCGCTACTCATCAAGACCGGTGAGATTCCGGATCGCGCGCGGCGGATCCAGACGGTGTGGCGGAATCCGGCGACGCCGACGCTCGCGGCACAGACCGACGCGGCGACGAAGCTCGTGCAGACGGGCATCTTGCCGCCGGACTCGGATGTGACGTTGGAGATGGTGGGGCTGACGGAGGCGCAGCGGCAGCGGGTTCAGGCTGATCGGGCGCGGTCGCAGGCACGGCAGGCGCTCGCCCAGCTTGGCCAGCAGATCGCGAACGCCCGTACTCCGCAGCCGCAGCCCGCGTCAGCTGGGGAGGTGACGGGTGCCGTCCCAGGCAACGCTGGCCAGTGAGCAGCGGTCGGCGCAGGCCGGTCTGATCACGGTGATGCTGCGCGACCTGGCGAAGGTCTGGCACCTTCTGCACGTCGGCGCTCTTGAACGGTCGCTACCGACATGGATCACGGCCGTGAATGCGGTCATCAACCGGTACGCGCCGATGGCCGCGGCACTCGCCGCAGACCACTACGACGAGTTCCGAGCCGCGGCTCGGGCTCCGGGCGTGTTCACGCCGACGCTGGCGGATCCGCCGGACGAGCAGCACGTCGAAGAGCTCATGCGCTGGGCGACGAAGAGCTTGTGGAGCCGCGACCAGGAGACGCTTCCGGAGCGGACACAGCAGGCACAGAAGCAGTCGGAGTCGACGGCGGCGCGGCTTGTCGCTGACGTCGGCCGGCTAACCATCACCTACGCGGTGCGGGATGACCCGGCGGCAGTCGGCTGGGTGCGGACCGCGAGCCCTGGCGCATGCGCCTTCTGCCGGATGCTTGCCCAACGGGGGCCTGTGTACTCGGCCGAGACTGTGAGTTTCCGCGCCCATAACGACTGCAACTGCATGGCGGTCCCGCTCTTCGAAGGCCAGAAATGGGGGCCGTCGGCGCAGGTACGCGAGTGGCAGCGGCAGTACGAGCAGGCCGCGAAGGCACCCGGTGACACGCTGAAGAACCTCCGGCAGATCGTCGGCCGCTAGGCCGCCTGCTGCCCATAGACCACCCCGCCCGGAGCGGGGTTTTTTCATGCCCCGACCCCTGGAGGGTTACCGACCCATGCCCGAGAACGAGCAGCAGAACGACGCGCAGGAGACCGAGGCCACGGTCGAGGAGACCGAGGAAACCACGGACGCCACGGAGAACGACGGCGACGTCGGCACCAATGAGGGTGCTGACGATGACAAGCCCCAGGAGGGCAAGCCGAAGGCCGACGAGTTCGACGCCAAGCGCGCCCAGGAGAAGATCCGCAAGGCCAACTCCGAGGCCGCGAATCTGCGGAAGCGCCTGAAGGATCTCGAGCCGCTCGCGAAGCGCGCGAAGGAACTCGAGGACGCGCAGAAGACCGAGGCCGAACGGCTGCAGGACCAGCTCAAGGCTGCACAGGACCGCGCGGCGGCGTTTCGTGCCCGTGCGGTGAAGAGCGAAGTCCGTGCCCTGGCCGCGGGGACGTTCGCTGACGCAACGGACCCGGAAGCGCACTTGACGCTCTCGGACTACGTGGATGACGACGGCGAGATCGACACCGCCCGGATCGAGGCGGATCTCGCCGAGCTGCTCGAACGCAAACCGCACCTCGGGAAGCCGAAGGCCGAGCCCGAGAAGCGACGGCCGGCCCCGGACCTGTCGCAGGCATCCGGCGCCAACAAGCAACGCAAGTCAGCGGACCCGGCCGAGGAGTTCGCCGGGTTCATTCAGTCGCGGCTCGGACGCCGCTGAGAAGGAGACCATCATGGCGGCCACTCCGCCGATCAAGCTTTCGGACGTCAATGACGCCCTTCTGCCCCGTACCATCACCGGACCGATCTTCGAGCAGTCGGTGGAGCAGTCCGCGATCATGTCGCTGGCGCGGCGTGCCCCGCTGGCCATCGACGCGACCACCTCGATCCCGATCCCGCTGGATGTCCCGACGGCGGACTGGGTCGGGCAGGGCGCCCGTAAGCCCATCTCCTCGGGCGGGGTCGACGTCAAGCAGATGACGGCGAAGAAGCTCGCGGTGCTCATCCCGGTCGCGGAAGAGGTCGCGATGACCAACGCCGCCGGGCTGTGGACGCAGCTCCAGAACGACCTGCCGACCGCGTTCGCCAGGGCGTTCGACCACGCTGCGATTCACGGCAAGACGATGAAGGGCGCGGCCGGTCCCTTCGACGACCACCTCACCGAGACCACCAACAGCGTGACGCTCGGCACTGCCGCGCAGAACAAGGGCGGCGTCTACGCCGACCTCGTCAACGGCATGAGCGAGGTCGTCGACGGCGACTGGGACTTCACCGGCTGGGCCGCGGACCCGCGCATGAAGCCGCAGCTTCTGCTCGCCACCGACGTGAACGGTCGTCCGATCTTCGTCGACACCACCACGCAGGGCACGAACGCGGCGAACGCCGGCACGCTGATCGGTGAGCCGCTCGCTTACTCCCGCTCGGTGTCGGGGAAGCAGCGCCGGCAGTCGACGAGTGCGGACTCGGGGCTGCGTGCGGTCGGTGGCGACTGGTCGCAGGCGGCGTTCGGTGTCGGCATGGACATCACGGTCCGCATCAGCAAAGAGGCCACGTATGTGGACGAGGACGGCGGCGTCCACTCGGCGTTCCAGGAGAACCTGGTGCTGCTGCTCGCGGAGGCCTACTACGGCTACGTTCAGGGCGACCCGGACGCGTTCGTGAAGTACCTCGCGCAGGGCTTCAGCTCGTGAGTGAGGCCCCGGCGAAGCGGAAGCCGCGGAAGCGGGCTGCGCCGGCTGCCGGGGCAGCCACGACGACGGAGGCCACGGCTGCTGTTCCGATGCGGATTGTCGTGCGGGTGCACGGGTTCCCGCCCCGACATAACGCGGGCAGCGAGTGGATGATGCATTCGATGCTGCGGGCCCTGGTGGCGCGCGGCCACGAGTGCAGTGTCTGGCTGTCCCGCTACTCCGCTGACCGGAAACCGTATGACCTGGACGGCGTCCAGGTGGTGCCGTTCGCGGCGCGAATGGATTTCGCATCCGCGGTGAAGAACGCGGACGCGCTGATCTCCTACTGGGAGAACGTGCCGTCGGCGGGTGCGCTGGCGCGCGGGTTCGGCCGGCCGCTCGTCGTCATCGCCCACAACGCCTCCGAACTCGTGCTGCGGAACATCGGCGCGTCGTCGACGGCGCTGGCGGTGTACAACTCGCAGTATGTCGAGGCTGCGGCCGAGCAGTACTTCGCGGAGTATCCGAAGGCGGTCCGCCCGGCCAGGTCGATCGTGGTTCGCCCGCCGGTGTTCGCCGATGAGTATCGGACGACGCCAGGGGATCGGTTCACGCTCATCAACCTGTGCGCGGAGAAGGGCGGTCACCTGTTCTGGCGGCTGGCTCGGCGCCTCCCGGACGTGAAGTTCCTCGGCGTGAAGGGCGCCTACGGCGAGCAGATCGTCGAGGACCTCCCGAACGTCGAGGTCGTCGAGCAGTTGCCCGGCGATCGCATGCGGGACGAGGTGTACGCGCGAACCCGCGTGCTGCTGATGCCATCGGCGGCCGAGTCGTGGGGCCGCACGGGCGTGGAGGCGATGACGTCCGGGATCCCGGTCGTCGCGCACCCGACACCCGGCTTGTGTGAATCCCTCGGTGAGGCTGGCATCTTCGCCGACCGTGGGGACCTCGATGCGTGGGTGAGCGTGCTCGAGCGCCTGGACGACGACGCGGAATGGTCGGCGGCGTCGGACCGGGCGAAGACCCGCGCGAAGGAACTCGACCCGGCCGACGACCTGGCCCGCTGGTGTGAGGCGATCGAATCGCTGCGGGGGTGATCCCTGGTGGATGTCACCGCAGAAGACCTCGGCCTCTACCTCGGCCTCGACCAGATCGACGGGACGCGGGCGGATTTCCTGCTGCAGCAGGCGCTCACCTTGGCCGCGTCGATCGTGTCTCCGGTGCCGGATACTGCGGAGCCGGTGATTCTGGCGGCGGCGGGGCGTGCGTATGCGAACCCGCAGGGTGTCTCTCAGGAAACTGTCGGCCCGTACAGCGTGCAACGGCCCCCGGCGGGCCTGTACTTCACGCGAGCGGAGCAGGCGATCCTGAAACGTCTCGCCGGGCGTGGTGGCGCGTTCACGATCGACCCGACCCCGATAACGGGCGTGGACCCGAACGTGACGTGGCCGTATGACCCGACCAACCCGTTCGGGCCGACCGGCGAGGACCCGTTCTGGTGGGAGGAGCTGTGACCTGGCCGGCGGGTGAAACCGCCACCGTGCTCAGGCCAGGTCCACCCGCCCAGGACCCGTATGGGAACGACGTGCCGGGGCCGGACACCGAAACCGACTATGACGGCTGCGCGATCTGGCCGCGCGTGTCCAGCGAAGACGTGCAAGCACGCGACCAGGTCATCGACGGCCTGTACGTGCTGTTCCCGCCCGGCGCGGACGTGCAGGCCACCGACCGGGTCCGTGCCCGCGGCCAGGTCTATCTCGTCGACGGCGAACCGGGCGTCTACCGGTCCCCGCTCACAGGGACCGCGCTGGGACCGCAAGTGTCGTTGACACGAATCACCGGCTGACCGGAGGTGGTGCTTGTGGGTGCGAAGTTCCGCGCCTCCTATTCGGGCATCGGGCAGATGTTGAAGTCTGCGGAGATGGAAGCGGCGATGCTGCAGCGTGCCGAGCAGATCAAGGCGCGTGCGGAAGCGACCGCTCCTGTCGGTGACCCGCGCACGGATCCACACGCCGGCCGGTACCGGGATTCGTTCAAGGTCGAGTCCGGGCGGGAGGGCGGCCGGAACAAGGACCGCGCCTACGGCCGGGTGGAGAACGACAGCCCAGAAGCCTTCTACGTGGAGTACGGCACGTCGAAGATCGAGGCACGTCACACGCTGCTGAACGCTGCCCAGCACCTCGAGGGTTAGCGGTGTACC